GCGCAGATCGCCACCGACATCTCGAAGCTGCCACTGTGCCTCGTTGAGCAGACCGACGAGCGGATCTGGACGGAGACGAGCAATCCGGCCTACTCGCCGGTGTTACGTCAGCCCAACCGTTACCAAACGCCGGTCAAGTTTATCGAGCAGTGGATCGTGAGCAAGCTGCTGCACGGCAATACCTACGTGCTCAAGCAGCGCGACCACCGCGGGGTCGTGGTCGCGTTGTACGTGCTCGACCCGACCCGGGTGACGCCGCTCGTGGCGCCCGACGGCGCCGTCTACTACCAGCTCGCGCCCGATGATCTCACGGGGTTGACGCCGGCCGCCCTCGCGGAGTCGCCGGCCGTCCCGGCCAGTGAAATCATTCACGACGTGATGGTGCCGCTCTGTCATCCGCTGATCGGCGTCACGCCGATCTACGCCTGCGGGATGGCGGCGCTGCAGGGCAAGAAGATCCTCGAGAACGCCACCAACTTCTTCGCCAATGGCAGCACACCTGGCGGCATCCTCACCGCGCCTGGCGCCATGGACGAGGAGCAAGCGACGCGGCTCAAGGACACGTTCTTCCGGGAGTTCAGCGGCCCGAACGCCGGCAAGCTGCTTGTCGTCTCCGATGGCTTGAAGTACGAAGGGTTAGCCATGAATGCCACCGATGCGCAGCTGATCGAACAGCTGGCGTGGACGGCCGTCCCGATCTGCGCGTGCTATCGGATGCCGGTGTTCATGATCGACTCGACGAAGACCCCGGCCTACGGCAACGTCGAACAGCTGACCATCCACTATCACAGTCAGTGCCTCCAGAGCCTGATCGTCAACCTTGAGACGCTGCTGGATGACGGCCTCGGGCTCGGCCCGGTCTACGGCAATGCGTACGGGACCGAGTTCGACACCGACGACCTCTTCTGGATGGACACCCAAACCCGGACGAAGGCCGCCAACGACTCGATCGGCTCGGGCGCGCTGGCGCCGAACGAGGCGCGCAAGAAGTACTTTGGCCTCGGCTCGGTGCCGGGCGGCGACACGCCGTACCTGCAGCAACAGTACTACTCGCTCGAGGCGCTGGCCGCGCGCGATGCCGACCAGCCGTTCGCCAAGCCCGCGCCGGCCGCCGCGCCGCCCGAGGTCGTCGCGAAGGCCTGGACGGCGGAGGACGAGCAGGCGTTCCTAATCGCCTTCGAGGAGGAACTTGGTGTCCGCTGACCCCGGCGACGTCGGTCGGATCCTCGCCCGGACGGTGAAGGGCGCGATGGGGCCAGTGCTGGCCGAACTCGCCGCCACGAAAGCGGCCCTAGCCGCCACGGAGACCGCCCTGGTGGCCGTCCAGGCGACGCTGGCGCAGGTCGAGGCCAAGGACGTGCCCGCGCTCGATCGCCGCTTGGAGACGCTGCTGGTGGACGTGGGGGCCGTCCGGGAGCGCCTCGCCGCCATGGAAGTGAAAACCCTCCAGCCCGGCCCGCCCGGGCCGGCCGGCAAGGACGGGATCGACGGGCTGGGGTTTGACGACCTCGACTGCGTCGATGACGGCACCGGCGTCGCGCTGCAGTTCCGGCGCGGCGACCAGGTCAAGAGTGTCCCGGTGCCGATTCCGTACGACCGCGGCACCTACAAGGCCGACGAGACGTACGCGAAGGGCAACTGCGTCAACGACGGCGGGTACTGGACCGCGAAGACCGCGACCAAGGGGATCCGGCCCGGGACGTCGCCGCAGGCCTGGCGCCTGCTGGTGCACCCCAAGAGTTATAAGTGATGGGCGTCCTCGTGACCCTCCAGGAAGCGAAAGATCACATGCGGCTCTCGACGCCGGCCGGGGACGCCGGCGACCCCGATCTGCAGCTGAAGCTGGACGCCGCGGAAGCGATCATCGTGGATTACCTCAAGGTTGCCGACCCGACGCTGTTCACGGGCGATCGGATTGTCCAGCAGGCGATCCTCCTGCAGTTCGGGGCGCTCTACCGCTGGCGTGGCGACGACCCCGAGACCCTCGCGGCGCGGGCGTCCGAGGGCTATCAAGGCGAGCAGGGGTACCTGTCGCCGGTGATTACCGCGCTGCTGCAACGCAAGCGCGACCCGACGCTGGTGTAAGCCGATGCCTGTCCTGATCCAGATGCCCGCGGGTCTCCGGCCGCACCGGGTGACGCTCGACAACCCGGGGCCGCCGATCAAGACCAGCGATGGCAGCTTCACCGAGACGCCCGTGCCCCTGCAGCCGTCGGCGATGTTCGCGAACATCCTGCCGGTGCTCGAGCGCGGGGGCGAGCGCGCCGAGGGCGGCACCGTCATCGCCCAGGCGACGCACCGCGTGACGATGCCGTATCACCCGCAGGTCACGCTCCAGACGCGGCTCCGGTTCAACGGGCGCGCGTTCAGCGTGATCAGCCTCGTCAATACCGACGAGCGCAACGTGGAGCTGGTGCTGCTCTGTGTCGAGGTCGCGCCATGAGTGCGTGGTTTGAAATCGACGGCCTCGACGAGCTGAAGGCGTCGCTCCGCAACCTGCCGGCGGAACTGGCCGGCGAGGCCGCCAAAATCATTGAGGCCCAAGGCAATCGCGCCGTGCTGGACCTGCGTCGCGCGTATCCGAAGGTGACGGGGAACCTGCGGGCGGGCGTGCAGGTCACGTTCACCAAGAGTCCGTTCGGCGCGAAGGCGCGCGTGCAGACCCGCGCGCCCCATGCCCACCTCTATGAGTACGGGACCGAGGCGCGGCACTTCGGCCTCCGGAAGCTGAAACGCATGGAGCCCAAGCACACCTACGGCAAGACGATGGCGCGGAATCGGCGTGAGATGTGGGGCGAGATCGAGGAGTTGCTCGAGCGCGCCGGCTTGAAGGTGCGGGGGCATGTCTGATTCCTCGGACATCGACAACGCGATCGTCGCGCGGCTCGGGAGCGACACCGAGCTGCTGGCGCTGATGCCGAACGGGGTCTACTTCGGCCTCGCACCCGAGAAGTCGACGCAGTACGTGTTGGTGTCGCTGGCCGACAACGCGGACGTGCACGAGTTCGGCGGGCGGGCGTGGGAGACGTACGTGTACGCCGTGAAGGCCGTCGAATTGTCGACGGTGGCCGCCCGGAACATCAAGGCAGCCGCGGCGCGCATTGACGCGATCCTCGATCCGCCACCGCCGGCGCCGCCGCTGGCGCTGACCATTCCCGGCTACAAGCTGCAGCTGGCGCGGCGCCGGGATCGCATTCGCTACGACGAGATCGACGACATCGATCGCTCGATTCGCTGGAGTCACCGCGGCGCCGAGTTCACCGTCTGGGTGTCGCCGCGCACGTCCTAACTAACCGGGTTCCGAAGGAGAAGAGCCAATGGCTGCTGATGATCGACTGCACGGGTCGCATGGACTGGTGAAGATGGACCCCACTGGTGTGGGCGGCGTGACCGCCGTCGCGGTCGCCGGCCTCGACAAGTGGGAACTCGACATGTCGAAGGACCACGTCCGCGTCACGGCGTTCGGCGACACGAACCATGTCTACGTGGACGGGTTGCCCGATTTGAAGGGCAGCTACGGGGGCTGGTTTGACCCCGTTGACGGCCTGGGCGTCTTCGAGGTCATTTTCGGGACCGTGAAGCCCTATCTCGAGCTGTACCCGAACGAGGCGGACGTCGACATCAAGTGGTCGGGCAAGGGCTTGATCGACGGCAAGATTTCCGTCGATGCCAACGGCGGCGTGGCGGTCTCGGGCACGTTCGTCGGCGCCGGCCCGTGGACCTTCCCGACGGCCGCCCTCACGGCCCTGGGCCGCCGGGGCGAGGACCGCCGGGGGTGATCCAGGGCGTCGTCGGCGCCATCAAGTGGCAGTACTACACGGCCGCGGCCATCAACGGCTACTCCGTGTCGCGCACGAAGGCCGGTGACTGGTCCGCGAGCGGCATCGTCGTGCTCGCGGACGCCTTCAAGCTGTCACAGCGGCCGCTGGTGTTCGTGGCGAAGCACAAGAAAGGCGAGTGGCGCTGGCCGATCCGATCGATGACCCTCCACCCGGACGGGCATCGTTGGACGGCGCTGCTCGGCCCGCCGCTGCCGTAAGTCCTCGGGGATCCTGGGTGCAACAAAGGAGACGAGTCTATGGGGCGTTCACGGGTCGTCGTCCCCGAAGTGGTCCGCGTGCCACTGTCGGAGGGTGACTACATCGACTGCAAGCGCGAGCTCAACGCGGGCGAGTACTACGACCTCCTCACCGCGATGGCCGACCGTCAGAAGTTCGCCAAGATCCTCGCCTATGTCGTGGGCTGGTCGCTGGTGGGCGTGGACGATCAGCCGATTCCTTACGACATCGATGACCCCGAACCCGCGCGCCGCGACACCATCGGCGCGCTCAACAAGGGGACCTTGCGCGAGTTGATCGCCGCGCTCGACAAGCACGAAGCCGCGCAAGAGCAACTCCAGGCAAAAAAAAAGGCGACCCCGGCTGGGACCGCTGGCGTGCCCGCATCCGCAGCGACCTGAATGTGTGCCGCGCGATGGGCTGGACGTATGACGACGTGCGCGCCCTCCCGCGCGAGGTCTACACCGTGCTGATCGACCTGCTGAACGAGAAGTAACCGATGGCCCTCACTGGCGAACTGTTCGCGGATTTCTCAGACTTCACCCGCGCCTGCGACGAGGCCGTGGTGTCGCTCAAGGGATTCGAGACCGGCTCCGAGAAGGTCAAGGCGTCGCTCGATCGGATGGTCGACAACTTCACCGGGCGCAAGATCATCCAGGACGCCACGCTGATGGCCGAGGCCGTCGAGCGCATCGGCGGCAGCTCGAACCTCACGGAGAAGGAACTGCGGCGGGTCGGCGCGGCGGCCGCTGAAGCCGCGGCGAAGCTGACCGCGATGGGCCAGGCGGTGCCGCCGGAGATCGCCGCGCTCGCGGAAGATTTCAAGAAGCTCGATACGGAGGCCAAGACCGCCACGACTTCCTTCTCGACTTTGGTGGGCAGCTTCGTCACGGCCGACCTGATTCTGAAAGGTGCGGAGAAAGCCTTCGACGCCATCGTCAAACTCGTCACGGAGATCGGCGAACTGGCGCTCGAGGGCGCGACCGTCTCGGGCGTCGCCGGCAACTTCGCGCATCTCACCGAGGAGGCCGGCCGGCTCGGGGACACACTCCTCGGCGCGCTGCGCACCGGCACCCACAACACGGTGACCGATTTTGAATTGATGCAGCTGGCCAACCGGGACCTGGCCGCCGGCATGACTCTCACCGACGCGCAGTTCAACACGCTCGCGAAAGGCGCGTTCGCGCTCGCGCAAGCCACCGGGACCGACGTCACGACCGCCCTCGAGACGATGAACGACGCCATGTTGAGCGGCCGGGGCCGGGCGTTGGAGATGCTCACCGGGCAGATCGACTTGAAGGCCGCCGAGGACGACTACGCGGCCAGCCTGGGGACCACGGCCGAGAAGCTGGACGACGACGAGAAGCTGCACGCGGATCGCCAGGCGATGCTCAAGGCCGTCGGGGCCGCCACCGACCGACTGGGCGAACAGACCGACGGGCTCGGCGAACACGTCGCCCAGGCCGAAACCTCGTGGACGAATTTCCGCTTGGCGCTCGGCAAGACGATCGCGGAGTCGGAGACGCTCGAGGCGGGCTTCTCGACGTTGAAGAAGGCGCTCATCGACGCGTTCGGGGGCAATCAGCAAGCCCTGATTGACGCGATTGCCCTTGCCGTGAATAAGGCGGCGATCGTCGTGGTCGACTTCGCGCGCTTCGCCATCGAGGGCGCACGCGATTTCAACATCGCGTGGTCGCTGGTCAAGACGGTCGTGCTCGGGGTGGAGTCCGGCCTGGTGAACATGTCGGCGGCCGCGGCCGAGGCGTACGCGCGCATTGCCCAGGGCGCCACGTACCTGCCCTTCGCGTCGGAGCAGACGCGGCTGTTGGCGGCTGAGGCGCGCACGTCGGCCGACGGCCTGTGGGCGATGGCCAAGGCCCTCGACGGCGAAGCCCAGGAAGCCTTCAAGGGTGTGACGGGTAATTCCGAGTTCGATAAGACGCTCGACAAGCTGGGGGGCGTCCTCGTCACGACACGCGATGCGATGGTCGCCGCGACAGGTGCTACGACCACGCACATCAAGGAGACCAAGGAATCGACGTCCTCGACCGAGGCGGCCACGACGGCGACCGGGCTGCACGGCCGGGCGCTGAAGGAATTTCAGGACACCCTGAAGGAGATCGCAAAGATCGAGAAGGACAACCGCCGCGAGCGCGAGCAGGGCGTCTTGGGCCTCGACAAGGTCGAACAAGAGTCCACGCAGAAGCGGAAGGAAGCCGAAAAAAAGGCGAGCGACGAGATCACGAAACTGCATCAGGACGAACACGACCTCATCCTGCGCTCGACGTTGAGCAGCACCGACTACCAAATCGCCAAGGTCAACGAAGCCGCGGCGGCCAAGATCAAGGCGTACGCCGGGGCACCGGCGCAGTTGGAGGAGTACTCCCGGCTCATCATGGCGCAGGCCGCGCGCGAAGCTGCCGCGATCAGCAAGTCCGCGACGGATGCCCTCGATGTGGTCGCCAAGAAGGGGATGGATACGCTGGCCTTGCTCAACATCGTGGCCAACCAGGTGCAAAAAGGGATGGCGGTCGACGTCGTCGGCAATGCGGCCGCCGTGGGCGGCCCGAAGACTGGCATGCAGAGCCCCATCTACGTGGCACCGCCGATCTTCGCGCGCGCGGCCGGCGGGCCGGTCACCAGCGGCCAGCCCTACATGGTCGGCGAGAAAGGCCCAGAGCTGTTCGTGCCCTCGACGAGCGGCGGCATCGTCCCGAACGGGCGCGCGGGGGTCGTGCAGAACATCACGATCCACGTGAACGGCACGGCCGCCGACGTCGCCCGCCAGGTGAGCGACGAGATTATGCGAGCGGCCATGAGAGGCCAGCAGTTCGGGGCGAGCTGATGCCGCTGCAGCCCGCTGTCCTCGGCACCGCGCGCCTGAACAATTTCAGGTTGAACTATTTGCCCGCGGCGCTGATGCCGATCCGCGCGACGCGCGTCGGGATCTACCTCTCGGGCGTGCCGATCACAGGTTCGGTCAAGGTCGGCAGCCTGCGGATCTCGGACATCCTCAACGACGCCCCGAATACCTGCGGCTTCACCTTCTATGGCCCCACGGCCCCGCAACCGAACCAGAAATTGGTGGTGACGCTCGACGCCGACTTTCCCGTCGTGCTGTTCTCGGGCACGCTGCAGACGGTGGCCATCAGCTACGTCGGCCGGCCGTCAAAGTCGGCGTGGGACTGCTCGGCGATCGACGACACCGCCCAGGCGAACCGGCGACGCCCATTCGGCACCTGGACGAACGTCTCGGCGACCGACGTCGCCATCGAACTGATCGAGGACTTCGCGCCGGCGCTCTCGACCGCGGGCATCGAGGCCGGCCTCCCGCCGGTCACGGTGATCCTCGACGGCACCGAAGGCATGAGCGGCGCCTTCGCGCAGCTCGCGAAACTGATCCTCGGGTACTTCAAATTTGAGAACGGCGTCGCGTACCTGTTCACCGAGCTGACCGACGACCCGTGCGATCCGATCGACGCCGGCCACCCGTTCCTCGACGCACCGCCGATCACCGCCAGCGCGGACGTTAGCCAACTTCGGACCCGGATGTACGGGAAGGGGCACGCGGAACCCTCGCTCGTCGACGTGGCGCCCGGCGAGACCTTCCTGCCGATCGCGGATGCCGTGATGTTCGATGCCGCTGGCGGGCGGGCGATCGCTCTCTCGCAGCGGCTGACCTACACGGGCCGTATCCTCGGTGGAGACGGCACGATTGTCGGGCCGGGCGTCACGCCCGGCGTGGCGCCGACGATCACGCCCGTGTCGGGCGCGGGGCTCGGCGTCGGCACCTACCGCGGCGCGTATACGTTTGTCACCCTGACCGGCGAATCGCTACCGAGCCCGCTCGAGACCTTCACGACCAGCGGGACGACGACGTTGCCCAATCCGACCGTGCCGCCGGCGGCGCCCTCGCAGGTCGACTCACCGGGGCACTTTGGAACCGGGGGGACCCCGCCCGATTACAACGCGACGGCGCAACCGCCCCACATCGGGGACGTCGTCGAATATGCCTACTCGTGGACCACGGCGATCGACGCGAACGATCTCACCCGTGAAACCGCGCTCAGCCCCGCGAGCCCGTCCATCACGGTCGAACAGTCGATGTATTGGCTGACGAGCTACGGCTACACCATCGCCAAAATGGTGGGCTGCTATATCACGGGCTATCAGCTCCCGCCTGCAGGATCCACCGGCACGCATGTCTGGCGACGGATCAATGGGGGCAGCTGGCAGATCCTTGGCAGCGGCGGCTATATCCGGTATGGCCCGACCGAGGTGCCGTACTTCCAGGATAGTGCGTACGCCAACAGCGGCGTGACGCCCCCGACCGCGAACGCGATCGTGCCGGCCTTGACGCAGGCCACGGTCGCGGGCATCGCCGTGGGACCGAGTGGCACCACGGCGCGGAAGTACTACCGCACGGCGGTCAACGGCAGCACGCTCAAACTGCAGCAGACGATCGCCAACAACACGGCGACGACCGGCGTCCAGGATGCGACGGCGGATGGATCCCTGGGTGCGAATGCGCCGTCGAGCGATACGTCTGGCCTGACCCAGCCATCCGGCCAGGTCAACGCGGGCGCCACGACATTACCCACGTCGGGGCTTAGCACGCTGCCCACCGCGGGCTGGGCGAACCTCGATGGCGGGCAGATCATCCGCTACACGGGCGTGACCGGGAACAGCGTCACCGGCATCCCGGCGACGGGCGTGGGGGCGATCGTCAACTCGGTGCGGTATGGCGATCACCTCGTGGCGGCCCCGCAGCTGACCGGCGTCTCGGGCATCACTGATGCGATCCCGAAGGGCACGCCGATCAACATCTGGGTGCAACGCGACGCGCTCAGCGCGCAGGCCTCGCAGGCCGTCATCGATGCGCTCAACGGGATCGTCCCGGCGGATGGCATCTATGAGAGCGACCCGATTGTCGACGAACGCCGCGGCATCCCGTCACTGACCGCGCTGTGCGACGCGACCTTGGCCATCTTCGCGACCGCGATCCAGACGGTGCGCTATGCGACCAGGGACGTGAAGACGAAGAGCGGCAAGCCGGTGACCGTGGATCTCATCAGCCCGCCGATCACCGCCGACCTCGTCATTCAGGAAGTGCAGATCAGCGAAATCGACGTGGCGCCCGGCCTCTATCCGCGCTTCGAGGTCACCGCCTCGAGCACGCGCTTCTCGCTCGACAGCCTGCTCCGCAAACTCACGAAAGCCCTGGGAGTCTAGATGGCCATCAACCGCGCGCCCTTTAACCTGTTGGTCGACGACGACGGCACCAACACCGTCGGGACCGTCTGGGGCAAGCAAGACATCAAGGACGTGCTCCTCGATCCGATCGACGCCTTGCCGGGGGTCAGCGGCCTCTGGACGCCCTTCACGACGGGATGGGCCGGCAGCGATGGGATCGGACCCGGCCTCGGCAACGGCATCCTGAACGGACGCTACCTGCAGATCGGGAAGTGGATCGATGTCGCAATCCTCTTGCAGATGGGCACAACCACGACCTACGGCACCAGTGGCTACTGGACCGTGTACCTGCCGTTTGCGCCCCGCGTCTCGGCGGGCATCTCGCAAGAGACCCACTTTCGCGTTGGGGCGATGACCGGCGCGGGCGGCGTCCAGGGGGCCATTCAGGGGTACAGCCTGGGCGTGCCCGTGTACATGGTGACCGCGTCCGGGGCGCTGGTGAACGCGACGACCCCGTTCACCTGGTCCGCGGGCGCGATGCTCTCGCTGCGCGGCGCCTACGAACTGCCCTGAAGGAGATCCGCCATGCCGCCTCCGCATCCGCCGGCCGGGAACCAACAGCAGCACACCGAACGGCCCCTCAAGGTCTACGCCGAGCAGTACCTCGCGTCGGCGCCGCTGCCGATCGGCGCGGTGCTGATCCCGGACCTCTTCACCGACGGCCTGCCGCGCGTCTTCACCGACGTGAAGACCTTCGAGCTGCACGAGACCGAGTGGGTGATCTCGAATCGGTATACCGGCAAGCCGATGGAAGTGATCAGCGACGAAGAAATGACCGAGCGCTTCGGCGGTGCGGCCGAATAGGAGCAGCGACATGAGCCAGAACGACCAGACGATCGTGGACTCCGACGACGACCAGCCCGAGCTGCCTGATACCCCTGATACGCCTGAGACCCCTGACGAGGACGCGCCCGAGGCGCCGCCCGAGGCCACGATCAATTAGCCCGCCTGCGGCTAGACTGCGGCCATGAAGCGCGACTTGGAGCTGGTCCGGAAGATCCTGCTGGCGCTCGAAGTCTACGGGCACGGCTTCGGGCCGGCCGCGTTGACCGTCGCGGGCTACGACCAGGCGGTCATCGAACACCACGTTTCCCTGCTGACGCAGGAGCACCTGATACAAAACAACGCGATCACCTGGACGGGGCATGACTTCCTCGCCATCGTGCGCAACGGCGTCGTCTGGGCCACGGTGACCGCGCTCGAGGAGCAGGGCATCGCGCTGCCGTTTGCGGCACTGCAGCAGCTCGGGGGCAAAATCCTGACCGCGCACATGGGCTCGATCTATGGGTAGGGACCTATAGGATGGAAGTCTTGGATGGAAGTAGCCGCAAACTACTGACAGAAGCCGTGTTACAGAACGGGAAACCCGCCTCCTAAGCGGGGGGCCGGCAGTTCAAATCTGCCCGGGCGCACCACCAAAACATTGAGTAATTCGTTTGATTCAGGGCTTTTTGGGCCGTCGTTTGCCCTGTTTTCCCGCTGATCGCTGTTTTGAAAACTCCGCCTTTTTCCTGCCATTTCCACTCCTTGCCACGGGAGTGGTTGGAAGTCGTGGTTGGAAGTCGCCCGGCCATGGGCTGGCGCTGTAATCGGCACAGACGCGGTCGGCGAGGTCCAGCCAGTACGTGTTCGCGGGCGTCTGGCCGTACCGTTTCAGCGCCGTCTGAAAGCGAACGTCCATGAGATAGGAAACAAAGGCGGTCGCGAACAATTGCGCAAGCTCTGGGTAGCGGTGCACCTGCGGCCCGGCTGGCGCGTTCGTGTCCTTGCTCCGCTTGACGAACGTGATCGGTTTAGCCATTGGACCCATCCCCGCTTCTCTTCCGCAACCTAGGCGCGGCCGACTTCGGCAGCTCGGCCGGCTTGGGATGGGGCGCCGCGAAGGCGGCCTCCAGCGCATCGCCGGCAACTCGCAGGTGGTGCGGGATGGAGCCTCGCGTATACCGCTTCGTGGTGCGTTGGTCTCCATGATCGAGGTACACGGCGATGATCGCCTCGTCGCCGATCGCGCGTGACGCCACCGTCGCGAAACTGTGTCGCAGGTCATAGGGGCGCATCGTCTCGGCGCGCTCGAGATCGAGATCGGGCCGCTCCTGGCGGAGGGCCGCCACGGCGCGATCGCGGGCGGCCGTGAAGGTGCGGTGCAACGACGATCGCGCAAACGGTTTCTCCCAGCCGTCGGCGGCGTCGAAGGCCAGGAAGGCCGCCAGACCGAGCGTCGTGAGCCGCTTCTGTTGGGGCTTGGTGCCGCGGCCCTTCTTGCGCCCGGGTGTGATCATGGTCGGGGGCGTCCCGTGCCAGTCAACATCGGATCGCTTCATCAGGCGCAACTGCGCCGGCGTCACCGGCGCGTAGGCAAAGACGCGAATCCGCGCCTTCGTGAGCGATACCGACTCGAGGGTCGCGCCGCGGTCGCGGACCTCGTCGATGATCCGCTCGATGATCTCGTACGAGACGTCACGGGCCTCGGGATCGGGCTCGGTGTACTTCGGCACGTCGTACAGTGGATTCGCCGCATGTTTCCCGTCGAGGACGGTATAGACGTGCGACAGCGCAAAGCGGTACTTGTTCACCGTCGACGCCGCCATCGGCGTCTTCCCATCGCGGCCGCGATGGCTTAACCCGTTCAAGGCACGCCGTATGTCCGGCGCCTGGAGTTCGGCTCGCCGCCTCATCCCGAAGGATTCACACCACCACTTCAACTGATCAGCGCGTTCGGTCTTGCGCTGCCGCGTCAGCGTCGCCGTCTCGAGATAGGTGCGGACGTCCGCGGCGAGCGTGCCGCGTGACACCGGGCCGTCGCCTGCTTTGGTGATCTCGTCCGTGAGGCGCATCTTCTCGCGGTGCCACCGCGCCACCATCGTCGGCAACGGCGTCTCCGGCGGAAAGCGGATCTCCGGGCTGCTGATGCGCCTGGTGCCGCTCCCGACGGAGGCCATCACGCTGAAGCCGTGCGCGTCTTGATAAATACCGGGGGCGACTCGCTGACGTTTAGCGCGCGCCGTGTTCGTCTTCTTCATATTGGCTTACCTCCAGGTTGCACAGAGAAACGGAGCTGCACATAATTTCCAATTGAATGGTTTACCGCGTAGGCACAATAGCTACTTCCGTCACGCGCCACTCAGGAGGCTGCATGCCGACCGTGCCTAGTCGTTCTACCGTGTGCCGGGCAATTTGCCGGCTGTCCCGTGATTTTTATGTTCGGGCCGCGCGGATGATTTTGAGCGCGGCTCGTGACGACGCTCGACCCAAAACGCCAGGAAGTTCTTCACCTGTTTCCGGGCGACCGGTGGCAAAGCCTCCCAATCGCGCAGCAGCTTCCGTTGGGCCGCGTTCAAGGCGGGCGGTTCGATATTCAGCAGTACGGCCGAGGCGATCCGAATAAGGTCGTCGATCGTCGCCTTCCCTGTCCCATTCACGTACTTGTTCAACCAGCCGGTACTGCGGCCGATCCGTTCGGCGAGTTCGGTCTGATTCAGGTCGAGGGTGCGGAGGTAGTTGCGGATGGCCGTGTCGAGGGGGTGCTTCGCAGCTGGCATCTGCCTGCGATCGTAACGGCTGTTCTGGCGCTTTGTTCTCAGTCTTTCCATTTGGATTTTTTATTATATTGTCAAAACACTAGGTTTAGACTAACAATCGCCGCGTTATGGCGAAGCTCATCCAGCAAGCTCGACCGTCCAGCCGACCCCGCCCCCGAACGTTGCGCGTCCTGCGCGCGGAACGTGAAATCACCCAGACCGTCATCGCGGCCCGGGCGAACACGACCCAGACCCGGTATTGGCAAATCGAACATGGGGAAGGAGCCCCGCTTCGCAAAGAGGAGCGGATGGCCATCGCGCGCGTCCTCGAGGTCGCCCCCCACGAGATTGCCTGGCCGGAGATGAAGCCCACGCAGCTCCAGGTGACGCGGGCGGCGGCGCGCGAGGAACGGCGCCGGATGGCCGAGTCGATGAACGCGGGGCGGGCGTGAGTCCGGCAACCGCTCCCCGGTTTCGGGCGGGGGACGCTCTGCCGGCCGTGCTCGTGCTGCGCGACCTGGCCGAACTCTTGGCCCTTGGCTCGTCGCGCACCTGGGAGCTGTACCAGCGCGGCGAGTTCGCGCGCTTCGAGCTGCTGCCGCGGCTCGGGAACCGACCGCGCTTCAGCGGCAAGAAGCTGCAAGCGTGGCTCGAACTCGAAGACGAGGCCGTCGAGTCGCGCTACTTCAAAGCCGGCCGCAAAGCGTTGCGGGGTGTGAAGTGACGCACACGCCCGGCCCGTGGGTTCTTCGACGACGTGCGAATCGACGTCAGTACCTGGTGCCACTTAGTGGAGATACCGGGCCCCTGATCGCGCGCGTCTACATGCCGACCGACGGTTCACACGACGCCGACGCCAACTTGGTGGCCGCGGCGCCGGAACTTCTCGAAGCGCTTGAGGCTGTCTGGCGGCTGGTCGAGACCCTCGACATCGGCAGCTTCGAGAAAGCCCAGATCCGCGATCTCGTCTGGCCCGCGATCGACGCGTCCCGTGGCCCGTATCCGCGGGTAGGGACGCCATGACGCGCCTCGTGAGCCTGCAGCCACGGCAGCACCCGCCGCCCGAGCGCTGGTTCGCGCGGCTGCTGCGCCGGCTGCGCGCGGCCTGGCGGGCGTGCCGATGACCTACGTCAGCCGCAGCGAATACGAGTTCGGCGACCCGCCATCACCCGAGAGGAGTTCACGCATGACGAAAGACGGTGCCACGGTGCTGGAGCCAGACCCCCTCGAGGTGACGACGCACCACGCGGTCGAGTCGATCACGCGGGGCGAGATCGACGTGCAGATCGCCACGGCGAAACGCTTTCCGCGCAGCTTGAAGACCTTCAAGGACAGGGCGTTGGAAATGGCCACGCTCGACCAGGAGACCGCCGAGAGCTGCATCTACGCGCTGCCGCGGGACGGCAAGACGATCGAAGGCCCGTCGGCCCGCCTCGCCGAGCTGCTCGCGAGCGCCTGGCGCAACCTGCGGATTGAAGGCCGCGTCGTCGACGACGATGGCCGCTTCGTCACCGCGCGCGGCACCGCGTTCGACATCGAGGCGAATGTGTTGATCGCCTACGAAACGAAACGCCGCGTGACCTCGAAGAACGGCAAGCGCTACAGCGACGACATGATCACCGTGACCTCGAACGCGGCCACCTCGATCGCGATCCGCAACGCGATTCTGAAAGTCGTCCCGAAGGCCTTCTGGGGCCCGGTCTACGACGCCTGCCGCCAGGTGGCCGTCGGCGATGCGTCCACCCTCGTCGGCCGCCGCGACAAGATGCTCGCCTACTTCCTGAAGATGGGCGTCCACAACGAGAAGGTGTTTCGCCTCCTCGACATCAAAGGCGCCGAGGACATCAGCCTCGAGCACCTGGCCACGCTCAAGGGTTTGGCGACCGCCATCAAAGAAGGCGACACCAGCGTTGACGAAGCCTTCGCCGGCCCGACCCGCGACCCGAAGCCGACCGACAAGCCGAAGCCCGAGGCCTTCGACGAGTGGCTGATCGACATGACCGCGGCCGCCGACGAAGGGACCGCGCTCCTGGCCGAGGCCTGGGTGAAGGCGCCGCGCGTGGTCCGCGACTACCTCGCCGCGACCGAGCCGGGGGCGTGGGATGGGTTGAAGAAGCGGGCGGTCGAGGCCGACGCGAAGAAGAACACCGCCGCGAAGGACGAGTGATGTCAGGCACCAGCAATATCACGCAGGAACGCGCGGCCCGGCGCTTCGGCCACATCGCCACGCTCGAGCGGCAGCTGGCGATCACGCTGAGCGACATCCAGCTGGCGAAAGCCCACGTCAAGGAATTGCAGGACGTCGCCGATGGCCTGATGGCGCGCATGCGCAAGGCCGCGCGGGACGAGGGCGAGCTGCCGCTGTTCGATCTCGACGAGCAGGCGTAGGCATGTCGCAGAGTCTCATTCGGTACGACGCGGCGTGTCGGGCGATTGCGGCGGCCCGGTCTGTCGACGAGGCCGTCAAGATTCGCGACCAGGCGGAAGCGATGCGCGCCTACGCGAAGATTGCCAAGAATCGCACCCTCGAAGGGGACGCCGCGGAAATCCGCATCCGGGCCGAGCGTCGCGTCGGCGAGTTGATCACCGCACAAAAGGACGCCGTTGGTCTTGGCAAGCCGGGGCGAAAGACGGCTATCGGGTTTGACAAGAACCCGATATCACTGAAAGAGGTCCTGGGGGACAACCATAAAAACCTCGCTGATCGCGCACGCAAGCTCGCAGCCGTTCCAGAAAAGAGATTCGAGCGCCTGGTCGGTGACTGGCGCGACCGGATCAGTCACGAGACCGAGCGCGTGACAACCAATCTCCTGCGGGAAGGCGAGCGGGATCAGACCAGAGTGGCGCGCCCGGCGAAGCCTCTGCCGGTCGGCGCGTATCGCCTGATCTACGCCGATCCGCCTTGGCGGTACGAACACATCGAGACCGAGAGCCGCGCGATCGAGAACCAGTATCCGACGATGAGCCACGACGAGCTCTGCGCGATCAGGGTGCCGGCGGCCGAGGACGCGGTGTTGTTCCTCTGGGCGACGAGCCCGAAGCTGGCCGAGGCGATCCGCGTGCTCGAGGCGTGGGGCTTCAGTTACCGCACGTGCGCGGTGTGGGACAAGGAGCGGCTGGGGATGGGCTACTACTTCCGCCAGCAGCACGAGCTGCTGCTCGTCGCCGCGCGTGGCAGCCTGCCGGTGCCAGAGCCGTCTGCGCGCCCGGCCTCGGTCCTTCGCGTCAAGCGTGGCAAGCACAGCGCCAAGCCGGCGCTGGTGTACGAGCTGCTCGAGTCGATGTACCCCGCCTTCACGGAACGCGATCGCATCGAGCTCTTCAACCGCACCGATCGCCCCGGCTGGACTGCCTGGGGCAATGAACCGGCGGTGGCCTCATGAAACCCCATTGCACCCCAGATCCGCGTTTCGACATCGACTTGGCCTTCGGTCGCGATGCCGAGTGGGAGGCCGCCAAGTATCTGACGTGGCTGAAAGAGGGCAGCGACAAAGTCGAGGTGAAACACAAACGCCCGCTCGACTTGAACTTCTTCGTCGAGACGCATTGCGACAAGGGGCGCACTGGCGTCTATCTGCCCTCTGGGATCACGACGACGATCGCTGTCGCGTGGGTCTTCTTTATTGAGACCACTGGGATCTCAGTCACGATTCCCACCGACGAATTGCGCGCCATGCTCACCGATCCCAGCACGCGCGACGTCGCTGGCGGGCAGGAGTACGAGTGTCCGACGAAAGGCAAACTCGTCAGTCTCAATGTCCTGTTGTATCGACGCAAACAACGTGGCGAACAAGAACAGCGGATGTCGCCGCAGCCGACGAATTCTGGCGAAATGGTTCCCGTTTCTGAAATTCCGTTTCGCAGTAACCGGACATGAGCATGGGATCCTTCACGATCGCCACCCCCGATCAACGCACGCCGGCCTGGTATGCCGCGCGCGTCGGCAAGCTGACGGCCTCGCGCGCCTGCGACATGCTGGCGACCATCAAGACCGGCGAGGCCGCGGCCCGGCGCGACCTGCGCATGCAGCTTGTTTGTGAACGGTTGATAAACATGTCGCAGGACAACGGCTTCGTCAACGCCGAGATGCAGCGCGGGATCGACAAGGAAGCTGACGCCCGCGCCGCCTACGAAGCCGCCACGGGCCACCTGGTGCAGCCGTGCGGCTTCCTGCAGCACCCTGATCTCGCCACCGGCGGATCACCAGACGGCGAGATCGGTGGCTACACCGGCCTCGTCGAGATCAAGTGTCCGAAGTCGGCGACGCACTTGTCGTACCTGCGCACGCACGTGGTGCCGAAGGACTACCTCGCGCAGATCCAGCATCAAATCTGGCTGACCGGCGCGCAGTGGTGCGACTTCGTGTCCTTCGACGATCGCTTTCCCGAGGCCTTGCGCCTGGTGGTGATCCGCGTCTACCGCGAGCACGTGGACCTCAAGGCCTACGAGTTGCTCGTGCGGATGTTTCTCGCCGAAGTCGATCGCGAGTACGAGGCGGTCGCGGGACTGATGACGACGTTGGTGGAGGCGTGATGGCGCGATTACTTCACGAACCGCAGTGCCGCCGAGATGGCCGAAAAGAGCGCCGTCATCGCCAACATCAAGGTGACCATCGTTTTCGTGAGATCCGATTTCAGCTCGGCGATGTCTGCCTTGGTGGCCAGCCGCAGGTCGGTGATGTCCGCCTTGGTGGCCAGGTGCTCTTTGTCTTCGATGGCGATCACCGACTTGGCGGCCGCCCGTGCAACGTCCTCATCCACGCCCGCAGCCTTCAGGGCGGTATACAGCTCCGAAATCATCGTGGTCATGCCGCAACAGAATATCTAATTCGAGATAAACCCCGCAAGCTGATCGGGGCGCGCCCATGACGCGCGAGTACGTCGCCTCGGGCTTCGTGCGGCGCGGGCAGCTGAAACTGCGGCAGAAGCTGGCCTTTCAGCAGGCCTGTGCGCAGTGGCCGGATGGCGAGGTGGTTGTGCAGATTACGCCGGCGTCGGCGACACGATCCCGGGCGCTGAACGCGCGCTACTGGGCCGGCTACGTGGCGCCGCTGTCGGCGCACACCGGCTACTCGCCGCTCGAGGTGCATGCGTATCTCAAACAGCGCTTCGTGCCGGCGGCACACCGGGTGCTGATCCACGACGCCCAGGGCGAGGTGGTGGATGACGTCGAACTGGCCGCGCTGACGACCACGACCACGTTGACGCGGGACGAATTCGCGGCGTATCTCGACCAGGTGGCCGACTTCGCGCGCCGGCTCGGCGTGGTGGTGGATCACGAGGCCGCGGCATGACGACTGCACCTCGACCGAATCGCCGCGATCGCTTGGCCGCCCAGCTCGCCGAGGACCGCGCCCAGCAGCAGCTGCAGGAGGCGCGCCTGAACGTGCCGCCCGACCGGCCGCGCGCGCCGCACCCGTGGGACGCCACGGACGAAGAACCGTGTATCGGGGGCCGAAAACAGCACGATTTCACCCGACACGATCGCGACGGCTCACGGCGGTGCTGGTACTGCGCCCGGCTCAGTCCACGCAGCCGAGCGGAGATTGCGGCACGTGAACAGAAGTAGGCAGGGAGCCCGGGCGCATGTGGTCGAAACTCGACGACGCACTGATCGATCACCGCAAGATTTCCACGGCCGGCCGCTTGATCGGGAAGAACGGACCGGCGATCGCGTTGGGCTTTTACACCGTGGGGCTGCTATGGAGTAACAAACATTTAACCGACGGGTTTCTGCCCGAGGACGTGGTGCTGCGCTTCGGACATGTCGACAATCCGCGATCCATCGCTGACGCGCTTGTGAAAGCGGAACTGCTCGAGAAGGTGTCCGGCGGCTTTCAAATCCACGACTTCGACGAATACAACCCGTCCGCGAAGCACGTTAAGGCGAAGCGCAAAGGAGAGCGCCTGCGCAAGCAACAGGACCGCGCTAAGAATGGCCACAGTTAAACAGCAGAGTGGCACGCGATATGCCGTCCGCGATTTGTCCGCGCGGACGATCGACGGACGGTTTGCGCGCCCTCGCGCGCGCGCGCGATCCCGTACCCGTACCCGTACCACGGAAGAACAGAACCAGCGAATTAGCGAGATCTTCTCTCTTCCTAGATGGTTCTTCTACAAGCAGCTAGGGCAAGGCGCTGGCGCGCCGATACCCTGGCAGAGAACGAAATGCCGAACGAAAAGTTGATCGCGGCGGTGGTGCACGACCTCGTCGCGGCTCGCCGCTTCTACGGGTGGGCCGACCTCACGGACGCCGTCAAGGCCCGGTGCGCGCAGTTGCGGATTCCGTACGACAGCCAGAGCGTGACCGACGCGGTGAGCCTGGTCGCCAGGCGCCGGCCGGTGTTCGTCGACGATCGCGATCACGGAGGACCGCGTCCATGAAGACCTGGCTGCGCGCCACCAAGCCGGTGAAGTGCGGCGGCCAGCACGATTCGCTGACGCTGATCCCGAAGGGGGCGCCGGTGCTGGTGATCGCGCCGACGCTGACGAAGCGTTTCATTCGCTGCGAAGCCTGCGCGGGGCCGGCGCCCGAGCTGCCGGAGCTGGTGGCACCGCCGACCGTCAGTGATCGCTTACCGATCGGTATGTCGCGGCCGTCGCGTACGGCGCTCGAGGCGGCGATCCCGTTCGATTACAAGGCCGCGCAAGCGGGCCGGGAGGATTGATGTGGCACTGTTCGGCCGCTGGCACAAAGGCGACGCGCTGATCGATACGCTGATCGTCCCGCCGGTCCTGCGGTATGCCGGCGCGGACGAAGCCCTGGCGCAGAAGACGAAGCAACGCCGGGAGACGGCGGCGTCGATTCGCCAGCGCGCGTCAGCGGTCGAAGCGGGGGCGACGGTGCCCAAGGTGCTGACGATGGCGAAGCGACGATCCTGACGTGTCCTGCGTGGTGAAGGAACACCGTGACGCTCTATCAGCACTATCCGTGGGGATTCTGGTTCGACGCAGAAGACGGCCGAATCGTCGAATCGTGTGATGTCTGGGTAGATGCTGCGGGTAAAGGTCGCTCTTTTTGGTATTTGCGAGACGGGCGTCGTTGCTGTGTGATTCGCGTTGAACCATGGGAATTATTGGAAAGGACCGAATGAACACGCCCTTCTGCCCGCCGCCGTCGGTGCTCGCCGTGGTCGTGCGCGTCCCCTGGGACGGCACGCAGCCCCACCCGACGGGGACCGTGCTCGCCGCCGCGATCCGCGCCGCGCTGACCGCCGTCGAAGGCCAGAGCGCGGACCCGGATGCGGACCCGGCGCGGCGGCTCGACGTGGTCGCCATTGGGCCGAACCAGATCAACCGGATCGACGACGCGCTCGTGACGGTGACGTATCCGGCGGGGACGACGACGGTGCTGTCGGTGCAACCGGACGGGACGATCGAGACGCGGCCGCAGGGATCGAACGGCCCGTATGAGCGCGCGCTGCTGGGCAACGACCGGCTGACCTACGCGCCGATCGGCCCGGCGGGCAAGGTGTTCTTGATTCCCTACGCGGACGTGTTGCCGAATCCGGAGTGAGCCATGAAGGATAGACCGCTCCCGCCTGACGTCCTCGCCGATGCCCTGCAGGACGTGGTGCATCAGCAAAGGGGCCGATTACTCGCCATGAAGTCCGTTCGTCCAGTGGGCGTGCTTGAAGCGAGATCCGCTGCGGGTCTGTGCGGGGCGTTCTCGGTGCGGACGGGGTGGTGTGTGCTGGCGGCGCATCACGACGGGCCGCACGTGACGGCAGAGGAGCCATGACCTACGCCACCACCTGGCCGCTGCTCTCGACCCCGTCGCCCTCGGCGCCTGGGCACGTCGACCCGAGCACGATTCCGCTCGAGCAGCTCGCGCGGATCCGCGGCGCGATGTGGACCGCGACCCTCGGCGGCCTGCCGTATGGCCCGCGGCCGTTTCAGGACGACAACATCCTCGCGCTGGAGTTCTTGTATTTGTACGACGCCGACGACCAGCGGCGGATGCTGCAGGCGTGGCAGGCGCGCGGCTACACCCACGTGCCGTTTGGTCCGTGCAACGGGCAGGGCTACCACGGAATGTATCCAGACGTCTCGTTCACCGACAACTTCGACGCGTACCTCGACGTGTTGCAGTTGCTGTGGGACCACGGCATCGCGCCGATCTTTTTCGTGAAGGGGGATTACTGGACGACGGCGGATCTCGTCGCGCACGAGCACCTGTTCAAGAGCGAGCGCGCGCAGCGGTTGATTCGGATCGTGGTGCCGGGTGGGTGGGAACCGGCCCGTGAGACGCCCTCGACGGTGTGGCGCGAGTGGCTCGAATGGGGCGCGCGGGTGTTTCCCAAGGCGTTACGGTTGCTGCATATGGTCGCGGACCACGACGCGCCAGGCAGCAGCTCGGAAGGCATCCCGAACGATCAACTCTGGAACAACGTGGTGCACTTGCTGCACGGGTGGCTCGTGCAAAGCTTCGCGTTCGCGGATCCGACGCAGGTGAACGAGGAGCAGGGGATCACGGCGTATCAGGAGTGGCTGAACTCGTACGACGTGCGCGTGTCTGGGTCGTATCCCGATCGCTTCCGCAACGGGTACGCGGGCTGGCCGACGCATTCGGCGTGGGGCGCGTATCGGCCGCTGATCGATTACCCCGGCGAGTACGGCAGCTACTGGGTGTACCACGACAACCGGCCCGAGGCCGAGGCGCAGGCGTGGGGCGATGCGGCGATCGGCGTCGGCGCGAAGGGGTACCTCGATGGCGGGACGGTGAAGGTCCCGTGATTCTCCAATTCCAAGTGTTTGGCGTCGCCCAGAGCAAGGGCAACCACAGTGCCTATCAAGGCCGCGGGATGAAGTTTCCCATCATCACCGAGACCAACCGCAACGTCGCCAGCTGGCAGCAGCTCGTCGCCGAGGCCGCGAGTCACGCGCTGCAGCAGCGGCCCGCCGAGGACCGATGTCTGCTGCCTGCCGGCGTGCGCGTCTCGGTCGCGTTCTACCTGCCGCGCCCGAAGCATCTGAGCAAGCGCGTGTTCGTGCCCAACTGCAAAAAGCCGGACATCGACCGTTTGACCAGGGCCGTCTTAGACGCGCTCAGCCAGGTGGTGTTTCACGATGACAAACAAGTGACCGAACTGTTCGCGTGGAAGTATTACGCGGAGGTTACGGCGCCCCCGCGCATCGATGTGCGCGTCGAGCCGACAGCGAGTGCGGATGTCCTGCGGGTGGTGGCGCCGCCGCTCCCGCTCTTCGCAGAAGGAGCCAGACCATGACGTCACTACGCCTCATCTGCCTGGTGTTCGCGTTCGTGTGCTTCCTGCTCGCGGCGTGCAACGTGCCGACCCCGCCCAGGGTGAACTTGCAAGCGTTGGGGCTGGCGTTCTGGATGGCCACGCTGTTTTTGGTGTAGCGCGGATGAAAACACAAGCCGATCCCCGCGCCGTCCTCGATCGTCAGGCCACGCTGGCCCGCGAGGCGTTGGTCGGCTACTGGATTGTGCTGAGTCTGCAAGATGGCTATGACCTGCTGGCGGGGCGCGTGCCGGCGAAGGTGCGCGTCCAAGTCACCAACCTGCTGAAGCGGGGACCGGCCGAGAGCGAAGAAGAATACGCGGGCCGACTGGCAGAACTAACATGAACGTCGACCAACTCCAGAACTTAGCGATCATCATGGTGGTCTTCTCGCTCGTGCTCTACGTGGTCGCGCGCCGCAACCGCTGACGCGCAGGAGGAACGCCCAGTGCCGAGTACCTACCCACTCACGATTTACCGGGGCGATACGGCCCGCTGGCAGTTCCGCGTCTGGGCGGATGCGGCCAAAACCACGCCCATTGATTTGACCGAGGCCACGGTGAAATCGGAGATTCGCTCGAACAGTGGGAGCGTCGTCACCGCCCTGGCCTGTGCGGTCACGCTCCCGAATACCATCGACGTGGAACTCTCGGCGACGGCCTCGCAAGCGCTGACCACGGCGCCGGCCCACTGGGATCTGCAACTCACGTGGGACAACGGTGACGTGCAGACGCCCGTCGCTGGTGCGGTCACCCTGCAGCAGGATGTGACGGTGTAGCTATGGCTGAAGACATCGCGATCATCGACGTCATCGTGCCGCCCCCGTTCGTCATCGACGTGGTGGCAGGGACGAAAGGCGACCCCGGGCCGCCCGGCCCGCCTGGTGCCTCATCTTCGGTCTTCTTCTATCGCATCGATGCGCTAAGCACGGGGGCCAGCGATCCGGGGACGGGGAAACTGCGCTATAACGCGGCCGTCCAAGCGGACGCGACCGCCTTCTACGTCGACTGGCTGACGGCCGACGGCTTCGACGCCCACTTGTATTTCGACCTCGTGGCGATCGGCAGTCGCCTCGTCATTCAAGACAAGGACCTGGCGGTCAACTATCAGACCTGGGAGATCACAGGACCCGCGGTCAACGGTCCCGACTGGTTCGCCGTACCGGTCTCATTCGTGTCGTCGAGTGGGGCTGGGGTCTTCTCGCACAATCAGAACGTCGCCGTCCTGCTGCTGTCCGGCGAGGGCGCGACCCTGCCGACGGCGCCGCTCGGCCAAGTGCTGGTCTCGCAGGGCGACGGCGTGGCGCCCGTCTTTCGGCAAGACCTCTTGTTGGTGAATCCGACAGCCCTAACCACGGGGAGTGGCTGGCGCTTCAGGGTCACGCCCGCCGGGGATTTAGAAATACGCAAGACCAATGCGGCGGGCGTGCCGGAAACGCCCCGCTGTGAGATCGACCCGTGGAATGGCGGCTTCTCAAGCACCTACGGCGGGATCTCGATCAACAACGCCAGCCTGAATACCAAGTGGCTGTCGCTGATCGCCATTGACCGATTGGACGCGATGGCCAGTGGCGCCGCGAACACGATCGGCAACCTTGCGACCATTCGCGATAGCACGACCAATACGCCCGGCGCGATCATCGCGGGTGGCGGGACCTTCAACGTGCTGGCCCGGTGGAACGGGACGAACTGGATCGTGGTCAGTGGCTGAGCGGTCAGGCTGGGGCGTCGCCGCCGAGGTGCTTGCGCAACGCCTTGACGTCGGCGCGCAGGCTTTGGAGTTCCTGGCCTTGGGTGACCACGAGACTCTCAAGGCGGGCAATCGTTTCGTCCCGGTCCTCGTGCTCATCGTGCGCCTCGAGGACGGCGTCGGCCATCTTCTTGAGGCCTTCGCTGGCTTGGATGAGGCCCTCATTCGCGTGGATGAGGCCGTCCGCGACCTGTTTCATGGTCTCGAACACGGGACGAAACGAATCAGCCATGCGGGCGATTATATGACGCCGTGGGCGGTCGAGGTGGCGGGATGCCGCTAGCCCCGCAACGGGCCTGCGCCACGCCCGGTTGTCCCGCGCGCGTGAGGCGCGGCCACTGTGCCCAGCATGCGCGGCCGATCGTGCTGCGCGCCCAGCAGGCGTTCGACGACCGACGCGCGAACAGCAACGCGCGCGGGTATACCTGGCGCTGGCATCGGCGGCGTGCCCAGTTCCTGCGGCAGTACCCGCTCTGTGGCATGCGCGCGGGTGGTCGTCCCCCGGTGCTCAGTCTGTGCGCCGACGAAGGACGGACGACTGCTGGCAAGCACGTCGATCACGTCGTGCCGCATCGGGGAGACCGGGCGTTGTTCGACAATGCGGAGAACTGGCAAACCCTCTGCGCCGCCTGTCACGCGCGGAAGACGGCGATCGGGCAATGAGGGCAAGCGATGGGTCAAGGGCGTCTCTTTCCGGCTACGTTCGTCTGTCAAGGTTGCGGCGATCTAGTGATCAAGAAACCTTCACCAGAACGAGACTGTCGAAGACTGTTCTGTTCTCAGAAATGCAAGTTGCGTGGGTTTCATCGCCGTCACATTCAACAAGGCGATCGGACGTGTCAGCGTTGCGGGATTGTGCTCGATCGTCAATGTCCCATGTGTCGCCCGTGTGTAATCGCTGTGCTACGGGAGCGTGTCAAACTCCGGCCAGCCAAACCGGCCAAGGTCCATCCTGTCCATCCATGCGTGGTCTGTGGGCACGCAACCAGCCACAATCATCAAACATGCTCGAAGGCGTGTTGGTCCGTGCGCCAGTCTCAGTTGCTCACGGGAAAGAAGTATCGCCTTGCTCGAATGAAGAAGGAGTGCCGAATCTGTCATCGAGTCATCACGGTCAGCAGGCGGCAAAGCGTGGAGTGTGCGACATGCCAACGACGGAAGCGCAAGCATCTCAAGTCGGCATACAGGCGCGCCAAGCATTTCGGCGTTACGCGAGACCGATCCATCTCGCTGGCCAAGGTGGGAACTCGAGACCACTGGCAGTGCCAGCTATGTGGGTGTCGCACGCTACCGAAGCAACGATCCACACACGACCGCTATCCGAATGTCGACCACATCGTGCCGTTGTCACGTGGTGGCACGCACACTTGGGACAATGTGCAGTTAACCTGCCGCTTGTGCAATCAACGAAAAGCGGCCGAAATCCGCGGCCAGTTCCGGCTGGCAATCTGAATCGGCACCGGGGGGGTGGATCGCTCTTCGTCGGTGCGTCCCCACCCAAACCGCTGCGGCCTAGCCCTTTTTCGCACGGACACTTCGGGATCAACGACTTACGGTGACTGGTTCAGATGCCCAATCCCCACCTGCCGGTCGCTGAGAAAGAGCGCCGCGGCACGCTCGTGGGGGGCCGCGAACGTAAGCGCCAGGTGAAGACCGGATCCAAGGCGGATCCGAAGCAGAAGGCGACGGGGTCTGCGCGGGATTACGTGGGCATCGCGCGGCGGTACGTGGCGGATGTGATGGCCGGCCGCGTCGTCGCCGGCAAGTGGTTGCAACGCATCTGCGCGCGGCAGCAGCGCGACGTGAAGCGGGCGACGACCGATCCGACCTGGCCGTACGTCTGGAGCGACGCGCACGCGCGCAAGGCCTGCCGGTTCATCGAGCAGTGTCCGCATGTCGAGGGCAGCTGGCCGACGGCGCTGATTCACCTCGAGCCCTGGCAGATCTTCCTGGTCACGACGCTGTTCGGGTGGCGGCAGCGGCGCGATCCCACCCTGCGGCGCGCGACGGTGTGCTACCTCGAGGTGGGGCGCAAGGCGGCGAAGTCGACGCTGATGGCGACGATCGCGCTGTACCACATGCGGCACGAGATGGAGGCCGGCGCGTGGATTGTCTGTGGGGCGACGACGGGGCAGCAGGCGCGGATCGTCTTTCGCATCCTGCAGCGGATGGTGCGGCGCTCGCGCTGGCTGCAGGAGACGCACGGCCTGAAGGTCTACGCGAACGCGGTCACCGACGCGACGGGGACGATTCAGCCGGTCAACGCGAAGGCCTCGACGCTCGACGGCCTGAACCCGTCGTGCATCATCCTCGACGAATCGCACGCGCAGACGTTCGAGCTGCACGACGTGCTCAAGAGCGCCCAGGGCGCCCGCCGCAATCCCCTGCTGCTCTGCCCGACGACGGCCGGCTACGACATGCTGTCGGTCGGGTATGCCCTGCGGACGCAATTGACGAAGGTCCTCGAGGGCGTCTTCGAGGCCGATCACCTCTGCGGGCTCATTTTCACGCTCGACGACGAGGACGACTGGCGCGACCCGCGCGTGTGGCAGAAGGCGAACCCAATGATCGGGATTACGCCGAAGCGCGAATGGGTCGAGCAGTACTGCCGCGACGCCCAGCAGGCGCCCGGCCTCGAGGGCGAGTTCCAGACGAAGATCTGCAACCGGTGGCTGCACAGTCACGCCTCCTGGTTGTCGATGGCGGCGTGGGATGCGTGCGCGGACCCGGGGCTGACGCTTGAGGCGTTCGCGGGCCGGCCTTGCTGGATTGGCGGCGACCTCGCGCAGGTCGACGACCTGGCGGCCGTGGCGCTCGTGTTTCGCGACGGCGAGCAGCTCGTCGGGTTCGTGCGGTGCTATCTGCCCGAGCAGGTCGTGCACGAGCGCGCCCGCGCCGTTCCGGAGTATCGCCTCTGGGCCGAGGCCGGGCTGCTGACCCTGACCGAGGGCACGATGATCGACTACGGGAAGATCGAAGCCGACGTGCGCGGCTGGTGTTCGACGTTCGACGTGCGCGACATCGTGTTCGATCAGTTCGGGTCGATGCAGCTCGTGGGGAGCCTGTTCAACGCCGGTCTGCCGGCGCGGCAGGAACCGAAGAACGCGCGCTCGTTCACGCCCCCGGCGCGGGAACTCGAGGCGCGCGTCAAGCATCGCCGGTTCAAACATGACGGCAACGCCTGCCTGAAGTGGCAGGCCAGCAACGTGGTCGTCAGCCGGCGGATTGACGATTCGATCCTGCCGAAGAAAGAGTCGCCCGAGTCGGCGAACAAGATCGACGCGATCGACGCGCTGCTGCTGGCGATCAGTGGCGTGCTCCGACAGTCCACGCCCGTCGTGGCGCCGACCCCGCAGTACCGGATGTTTGTGCTGGGGAGCCCGGTGTGAAGCCGCGTCTCACGGGGCGCCCGCCGCTCTATGACACGGCCGCCTCGGCCCGGGTGACCATCGTGATGACGCCCGCGCAACGCCTCGACCTGAAGCGGGTCGCCACCCAGAGCGGCACCGGCATGTCGACCATCATCCGCGAGGCCGTCAACGAATTCGTGAGCGATTACGGGGAGCGGCGCCCTTTCATTAGAAACAAACCATAGTCCTGGCCGCACACTCGAACGCGACCCAACATGGATCGCGCGTTCGGGCTCCTCCACGTCAAAGCCTTCGACGCCGAGCGCCGGGTGTTTTCCGGCCTCGCCTCCACGCCCGACCTCGATCGCCAGGGGCAGAGCGTGGACCCGATGGGCGTGACCTACCGGAACCCGGTCCCGCTGCTGTTTCACCACGATCAAAAGCAACCCGTCGGCACGGCCATCCTGAGCACGACGGCCGACGGCATCGCCTTCGAGGCCACGCTCCCGACGGTCACCACGCCGGGCCGACTGAAAGACCGCGTCGACGAGGCCTGGCACACGATCGAGAACCGGCTGATCACGGGCGTCTCGGTGGGCCTGCTGGTGCAGGAGAAATCCGTCCAAGCGATCAAGGGCGGCGGCTATCGCCTCACGAAGACCGAAATTGTGGAACTGTCGCTCGTCACGATCCCGGCCAATACGCAGGCCACGATCCTGGCGGTGAAATCACTGGCCGCGTCAGGCCCTGACCCGTCCCGCGCTGGGGACCTTCACCCGATTGTGCGCGTGACAAAGGGCACGCTCCCCATGACGACCACCGAACAAATCACCGCCCTCGAGAACAAGCGCGCGGCCCATGTGGGACGCATGAACGACATCCAGACGACGTGCGCGACGGACGGCCGATCGAAGGACGACGCCGAGCGGACGGAGTTCAGCACCTTGCAGGTCGAGGTCAAGACCATCGACGCCGAGCTGGTCGACGCGCGCGAGATGGAACGCCTCAACATCGCCCAGGCCAAGCCGGTGGTGGCGCCCGCCCTGGCGATGAAGACCACGTCGGTGATCAGCGTCCAGCCCAACGTGGCGCCGGGCAGCGCGTTTGTGCGCCTGGCGTGCGCGAAACTCGTGTGCAACGGTAATCTCTTCGAGGCCGCGGAGTACGCGAAACGCTGGAACGATTCGACCCCCGAAGTCGCGCTCGCGCTCAAGGCCGCCGTCGCCCCGGGCACGACCACGGATGCGACCTGGGCGCTGCCGCTCGTGAACCAGGGCATCGCGAACGAGTTTATCGAACTCTTGCGACCCGCGACGATCCTCGGCAAGATCCCCGGGCTGCGGATGGTGCCTTTTAATGTCAAGGTTCCCTCTCAGACCGCCGGGGGCTCATACGGTTGGGTCGGCGAGAGCAAGCCGAAGCCGGTCACGAAACTGGCGTTCTCGTCGGTCTCGCTCGGCGTCGCCAAGGCCGCGGGCATCATCGTCCTCACCGAGGAACTCGTCCGTTTGTCGAATCCCTCCGCGGAGGCGCTCGTGCGCGCCGATATGGTCGCGGGCATCGCCCAGTTCCTCGATGCGCAGTTCATCGACCCTGCGGTCGCCGCCGTGGCGAACGTCAACCCGGCCTCGATCACCAACGGCGCCCCGACCGCCGCGGCGACCGCGAGCCCCCTCGCCGACATCCTCGGACTGATTCAACACTTCGTGACGAACAACATCTCGCCGGCCGGGGTGACGTTCATCATGAGCGCTGCCAACGCGCTGTCGTTGTCGTTCCGCACGAACCTCGATGGGTCGCCGCAGTTTCCCGGGATCGGGATCGAGGGCGGCGCGTATCGCGGGTTGACGTTCATCACGAGCCAGGCCGCTGGCGCGAACATCGTCGCGCTGCAACCCAACCTGATTCTGTACGCCGACGATGGCGGCGTGACGATCGACGCCTCGCGCGAAGCCTCGCTGCAGATGGACAGCGCGCCCGCGTCGCCGGCCGATGCCACGACCGTCTTCGTGTCGCTCTGGCAAACCAACACGGTGGGGTTGCGCGCCGAGCGGTACGTGAACTGGAACAAAGCGAATGCGAACGCGGTCAAGTACCTGACGGCCGCGAACTACCCGGCGCCGGCGGGCACCACGACCACGCGCGCCCTCGACGAGGCCCCACCCCGCAGCAAGTAGCCGACATGGGGTTCTTCTCGTCGTTCCGCTCGATCCTCGCGCGCGCAAAAATGCCGCCCGCCGCGGCGCCGGTCTCGAGATCCGGTAGCCGCGGCTGGTGGCCGATCGTGCGCGAGCCCTATACGGGCGCCTGGCAGCGCAACGACGAGATCACGACGGACACGGCCCTCGGCTACTGGGCCGTGTACGCCTGCGTCGCGCAGATCGCCACCGACATCTCGAAGCTGCCACTGTGCCTCGTTGAGCAGACCGACGAGCGGATCTGGACGGAGACGAGCAATCCGGCCTACTCGCCGGTGTTACGTCAGCCCAACCGTTACCAAA